CAGTTGCAGTGTGATTCACCGCGTTCATGTTACCGCCTTGAGTTTCTGCGGTGAAACCGGTACGATTGCCTCGTTGCGTATCGACATAATCCAGCATTGACATCGCTGACGTTAGATCGCCACCACCTGCCTGCATAGGACCGACAGCGCCCGGTGATTTAACACGAACAATACCGCCCGGACGTGACGTTAATAAATCATCAAGATTAACCTGACCTTCTAATGCCCATGTCCTACCGTTGACTGTTAAGTACAAGTTATCAATCAAGGCACGCATTAATGAAGTCTTAGTGCGCTGTGCTTCCATCGAAAGGTCAGCGATGGATAGACCAAAGAACTGATGTGGGATTGGGATTGGTGTTAATGATATGAATGGTTGACCGTCACACTCGACGTTCTCAAGTATCTGATTGCCAGCACGAACAACTTTCCGCCATTCTTGTATGCCGTCACCATCATAGTCTACCTTTAAGTAGCACTCAGTCACCCAGACCACACGAGAAGCAGGATCGCCATTCTCCATGTTGCCGCGACCACCTAAGTAAGGTGATTCATCATTCTGCATCTTACGAGAAACTCGCTCAGAGCCGAAAGCCCCGTCATTCTCATCAGAGCTTAGGTTATCAACATTGTCGTAGCCAGCCTCTTTTAGCTCGCCTATGGTGCGTTCGAATCGGTGTGCTACAAACGGTGAGTCTTCGCAGTTCTTGGCTCTGCGTGAGATAAGGAATTCTTCAGGTGGGACGTTTTCTATACAGCAGTAGCCTTTATCAACGACACGCTTAACAGATATATCATGTAGCATCTGTTGACCAGTCAGTTGATCTGGATAGGCTGTATGCTCGATAGGCTCAACGTGCTTATCTTGCAATAACATGCCTAGCTCTATGTCATCAAGACCGACATAATCTTCACGGGCTTCATCAGTGGTTTTATCCCACCAGACTTTTACAATTCCATTCTTGGCTAGGAGTGCGTCCTTAAACCAAGTGTGTAGGATTTGGAAGCCTTTGTTTTGCACATAAAACACATGACGACCAATATACTCAGTAATATGATCTTCTTGCTCTTCAAACTGCTCAGACTTAGCTTGAAACTCGACTACTTTGTCACCGCCTGCAAATATCTTGAGCAGACTTGGCAGCATCCACTCGACTGTATCCATCACAGAGGTATCAACCACCGCTGAACGTCCATCGATAGAAGGAGGCGCTAGATCGCCAATAGGCTTTGCGTAGTAATATTCGAGGGCTTTCTGACGGTTCTTAGTCAGCTCACCTGAGCCGTAACCAAGTGATTGTTTGATCTCTTGGTCAGTAAGTGCTTTGAGCTTGTCGTCAGTCATCTTGCTCATTTGCTGACCTTGCTTTCAATAACCGATACTCTGGTATCTAGTCTTGATAATTCGTGACGTAAATCTCTGTCTATTGTTGCCAGTGTTTCGTTTATCTCGCCTAAGCGCTCATGGAGTTTGTTGCCCATCCAGCCAATAACGACAATTAGAACTGACATTAACATGCCAACTACCGGCATCAATATATCTGCTTCACTCATGTTGTCTCCCGACAATAAGCTCTTTTATAACCGCTTGTCCGGTGACAAGATACCTGCTCCACCCGCTACCGCCATACCTAATGCAGTAATAGCAGCGGTCTGGTCATCAGAGAAATGATAGACACCAAAGGCAGACAAGCACCAGATAACGCCTCGCCAAGTAGATGGTTCTTTCAAACGGTTGAAAATATAATTCATAGTCACCCCTTTCCATTTGTGCGGATTATACCATATTTGCAATGTTATAACATAACATATATCAGTTGTAATTTAAGGACGGATACTTAAGCTTACCGGATCCCCAAGTATCATTCGTCATATGCTGTTCTGCCATAGCGATATAACGGAAGCAGTCAGCCCCATGTGAACTATCATCATGCAGTGGCGCACCAAATGTCCCAGTGCTTTGATTCTGCGTTCGTCGGTAGCGTTTAAGCTGGTTTAATAGCTGAGATGCCTTATCATCTATCCATACTCTGCCGAACATCATACGGGCTGATTTAATGCCTTCCTCGATGTCATCACGACCTAACACAAATACTGAGCGACCAAAGGCTTGCAACATCTCCTCAGTAGACTTGCCCGACTTAAAGTCACGGCTTCGACCATCATGCGGAATGTAATCCGTTCCCCAGTTATAGGACTTGTTCTTTAGTTCATCGACATAACTATCTAGCGTTCTGTGACTATCCTCTATGTAATCAATAACCCTTACCTCACCCGAACCAGAGCGTTGCACCATCGCTATACTCATTGAGTCGTTCCACCCTAAATCCCAGACCGTGTGAACCTTGAGCAGCGGATCGTAAGGCGCACGTCCTTGGCGTTTCTCTAGTAGTAACTTAGTAATCTCTTGTGCGTAAATAGCACCCTCGACAGCAGGGCGACATTCACCACCCCAAACCGTCTTGTATCCTTCTGGATCACGCTTAAGCCAGTCAATACGCTCTTGCTCTAACTCATCAGGAAACCAAATATTATCTGACCAGTTGACCTTTATAACGAGTGAGTTATCAGATTGATTAAGTACAAAACGCTGGTAGGTTTCGTCTGTATCTAGTTCAGGGTTAAAAGTTATCCAAATCTCAGAGCCTGGTGAACGAATAGTTGGTACTAAAGCATCCCATGATTTCTTAGTTACGACCTGAGCCTCTTCAACCCAGCATATCGAGCAGGATTCAAATGACTTTAGATTAACGACTGATTGTTGCCTTATACCAGCAAATACAAATTCTGAGCCATTAACGCAAGTTATTCGTGTTTGCTGCACAGTGAAGAATTGAGCCAGCCCCATATCTTCAATTTGTTTCTTAAGTAGGAAGTGAACTGACTCTTGAATAGAGTTTTGTGTCTCTCTGGCGCAAAGCATACGGATAGGAGCTTCAATGGCTTTGATAATAAGTAATCGTGCTACTGTCCAGCTCTTACCGCTACCACGACCACCATAAGCAATCTTGTAACGCTTAGGTTGCGTGAACGGGATCAGCGCATTAGGTATCTCTAAATCTAAATTGAGGTTATCGACCACGAATTGTAATCGTCACATTAAGGTTGCCAGTTAGCTCATGCTTCTCAGCTGCATCAAACCCTTGCATCTTATTAATAGCTTGAACTGACGAGATAATATTGCCAGCGTTATCCGGTGCATTAATGACAGCTATGAGCGTCTTGAGTGAATCTTCTCTTGTCCAAAGTAGCTTTTCAGACAGTTGAGCCTTGAGTTCAGCAACCCTAGCCCTAACCTCGTCCTTTTTCATAAGTTGATGGGCTTTATTTTGAGTTGTTTCAGGTTTAGTTGCTGGCCTTACATTAAACCCTTCTCTGTAAGCATCGGTCTGTGTTTTGCCTCCTGCTAATGCTTGACAGAATACTTCCTGCTTAGGCGTTAGCATAAACCCCAGACTTCATTTGTGTTGATAACTCCAGCGCTCTGTTGCCGACATCTTTTGACCATTTGCTTGCTAACATTTCGACTGAGGCCTTTGCATAGTCCCCAGCTTCAATAAGCTGCAATGTTTTCTTGAATTTAAGTAATCCGACTAATCCCATGTTGAAGCACATGTTGATTAATATGTCTTGTCTTACCGTATCGAGTTTATTGATGAAAGGTATGGCTTCTTCTAACTGATCTATGCATTTAGATATCATGAGCTTTAGTATTCTTTCTGCTTCGACTTCATTAATGCCGTTCTTGTAGGCATTGCTGATCTCTAGGCTACTTAAGTGCAGAGGGTTAGCTTTCAGGTTATAACCGTATCCGATGGTTTCCTTGCCAGCGGTACATAAATACATACGACTTCGGAAACCTTCGTGACGCTTTAATTGCCCAATCAATTTATCCATAAAACACTATATGTAGTAGTAAATTTAAGTTAATTATACCATATCTTGTGTTTTTGCAATATTTTCAGTTTTAAACGAACTTTCGTCTGCTTTAAACTTTATATTCTTTTTACGATTCTTATTAGTTGTTTTAAGTGCCATTAAAAATACTCGCTATCATCATCTTTCCATATGTCATCAAATACCTTCAGTGCATATTTAACTATGCAGCCGGTAACACCTATCACAAAAATTGCAAGCGCAATCACTCCTGCTAGTAGTTGCATATCCATTCCTTACCTCTGATGTTGTATTTCAAGTTCATAAAGTGGCTTTTCCAATCCACAATCTATACAGGTACGTTTTTTCCAGCTTACATAAGTTGCCCAGTGTGTGTGTTTGCAATGCGAAGATCTAACAGGTGCGCTGAATAGATTGACCGGTGGAAATTTAAGCATTGGCCAACATGTCATGCTAACTCGTCCTCTGCTTTCATTCCTTTGTAACGCTCAAGTGTGTCTATGGCTTCCTGCACGTCTTGTTCTTCATCCTTAACACCTCGCTTACCAGCACACAGTAATTTCTTGATAGCGTGTTGAATACAAGGATCAGTTACTTCCCATTCTTTGAGTATGCGATAAACATCCATGCCATCTAGGTGGGAAGTATCTTTGTAGTAATGACTATGCTTCATGTAATTACCTTTAGAAATGCTTTATGTCTAGCTGGATCAGGTGATAAACCTTCCTCTACTACTATCTTCCAAAACAAGTCATGGAAATCTGTTTCTTCCTGATCCGTTGGGTTTCGCCTGTATAATTTTCTGCACTGATTAAAAAGATAATTATTGTTTAATTCGTCCATGTCATCCATTAACACCCTCCCCATGATGAATAGATCACATAAATCATAAATAAAATCGTTGCGTAAAACGGTAGAACAAACCAATCAATCATTTTCTAATCTCTCTAACTGTGATGCCGTACTTATCCAACATCAGCTTGCGTTTAATAATAAATTCGGGTGTAGATTTACCGCCCTTAACATCTTCAACTATCAAGTTTCCATTCTCGATATATTCAAAATCAGCCAAGTAATGACAGGCTCGCTCCATTGTTCCATCTGATCTCCTTTGCTTGGGTATCAGTTCATATTTAGATTGCAGTTTTAGTTCAGATATAACTCCAGCATTTCTTAATACATGTAACTCTACATAACGCTTGGCTTCTGCTTTACTGGCAAACTCATGCCCGTTGATGAGCGTCTTGCAATTCTTATACTTTGAGTAAGCCATGCTCTATCCAATAGTTCTGCGTTCTTTCCACACCCTGCCTGTGAGCCAATTCTGCATAATCCTTGTCAAATAGCCGTGTCCTTCTATCTATCTCGTCATGGCAACTGCTACAGCAAAATGCACCTTGTATGTCATGTTTCTTCAATGCCATACCGCCTCCACCTAAATGAGCCAATACCACTGTTTCCGGATTAAAATTACATATGCCAGGCAATCTAACTAAGCAGTTTTGCCCTCTAGCGCTATCTCGTAATTTACTCATAACCCATAGACTCATATTGTCTTTTTGACATAGGCACTTTGACACCTCGATCTGCTGCTACAGATTCTAAAAACGCCATCCAATCTGGCCATTCATCTTTTTTAAACTCCCTTGTTTTGTGTCCTAACATGACCATTCCACCATCTAATCCTTGAGCAATGCGTCCTGTTTCTTGTCGATAAGCGGCTGTTAGAATATCTTTCCACTCTTCGCCTGTGAGTTTGCACATAGCACCATTGACCGGCCACAGCAGTTGTTGGCTAAATGCGTTTAAAATAGGCCATTGCACCGCGTTATGAGCCAGTGTTCGTGTTACTTTCTGAATCGTAACCATCATGCTTCCATCAGTTGGTAAATCACCTATGGTTTTCTGTGCATGAAAAGCACCACGCTCATCAATGACGAATGTTACTTTCACCAGCTAACACTCGATTTAGGTACAGTCATATTGCGTTTTTGTTGAAACTTACCTTCACGCATGATTATCGTGTCTTTATGTTTCATGGCTTTAGCTTGTATGCCGAATGTGCTTTCTATCATCTCTGTAAACTCGTGCATTTTCAGTCAGGAAGCGGCTTTCATGATAACGTAATCGTTGTAGTCGCATTTACGCCCATAATCCTCAACGGTTTCTT